GATTCGAGGTTCTTCATCATGTTATAAATAACTTCTGCGCCTTTGTCCACATTTCCATCACCAGCGTTTCTAACAGCATCGGCTGTAAATACAAACTCATTCTTAGATAATCTAGCTGGCACATCGTCAGCTTTTTCCATTCTACCTATTGGCACAAATCCACCATCTTCTCTAAGATCCATTTCTTTACCACCCATATCTAGTAAGGGCATAGTCTTTTTAGCTACCGGTTCTTTAGATCCTTCTTGATACCCTAATCTCATAATACCACCATCTGCTTTAAATGCTCTTGCTCTAAAATCATCTTGGTTTTTTGCAGCGTTTAAGATTTGATTTCTAGCTGCTTCTATATCTATACCAGTGTTATCTGCTAATAATTGTGCTTCGTCCTCTTGTTCTGCCGTTAGTCCTGCTGCAAGTGATGCTACCGTAATTGCTTCCATAGGGTTACCAAGTATTTTACTAAACAGTCCTTTGCTATCTGTTCCTGGTTTAGTAGTTGCACTATCAAATAATTTACCTTTTAAAAAACCACCTAAATTAGCAATACCTTGTCCACTTCCTAAATTAGATAAAAAAGTTCCTGATCCAAGGCCAGCCCCACCAAAAGCTTTTAATCCTCCTAAATAAGTTCCACCTGCATATAATAATGCAGCTTTACCTATCGGTGACTTTACAATTTTCTTAACAGCTCTTGTTGCTTTCTTAACTAACTTACCTAGGAAATACATTTGTCTTCCTGATTCAAGGTCCATGATCCCACCTATTGGTCCGCCATCTGCCCTAAATGCTCTGGCTAATCTAAACTCATCATCGCCTTCACCAGGTTGTTCAGGTAAAGCACTACCGCCTAGTCCATCGCCAGCTGTATCTACAGAAGTAAAATCACTTTTGGGATCATCATCAAATCTGGTTTTAGGGTTACCAGCGGCATCTATTACACCTGCTGATCTATCTTTCATATATTGTGTATAACCCTCAACTGTTTGTGGATACATACTACGATCTATATTTTGTAAACCTCTAAAATAATCTATATTAACTCTTAAAGTTTTATCTCTTAACGGCTTTGTTAGATTCAAACCCATTCCTATAACTCCAGGAAAATTAGATTCTGGCACTCCTGTACGATATAAAGTATTTAAATCATTAACTGTTACTACACCATCTCCTCCACCACCAACAAAGGTAAATTCCGGAGGAGTATTAACTCCTGTTTCTTCATCGTAACCAGTTAGATTAGTAGTTCGTGCTTTAAAAATATCTCGTCCTCCTGAATCTCCAAACTTATCATCTACTGCACCTGTTGGTGCATCGTAAGAACTAGAAGGCACTGAATCTGTGAAACTTTGTGCTGGTGAATCATAAGAACTAGAAGGCACCGAATCTGTAAAACTTTGTGCTGGTGAATCATAACTACCTCGATATCCACCACCAAACCTGTAGCCCAATCTACCACCTTCTCGTAACATCTGTTTTGCTTGTTGTGCTCTAGTTATTGCCATCGTACCATTCTATTTTGTTTTACCCAATAAATCAAGACTGGGCATAATTACTGTAACATCTCTTCTTATATCATCTGATGATATACCTTTTGATTTCCATTCGTTATCATCTTTATATTCTTCACCTGTTTTTTTATTTGTTATTTTTTCTATTATTTTCTTAGGTTTTAGTTCTATCATTACGCTGTTACCTCTCTTGGCTGTATTTCTAATATTGAAGCTATGACGTGCAGCTCATTCGCGTCAGCGGCTTGTACTTTAAGCACCTCACTCTCCTCCATGACAAGAGGTTGAGTTAAAAGTTCTGTTGTAGCTTTAGATGCTATAGCTTTATCTTTAAATAAATTAAAGATAGCACCACTAGCATTCACTAAAGTTATTGTTATCGTGCTCCCTGATCCAGCGTCCTCGGACACTAACAATGATTTAACAACTGCTGACTTAAAACTAGGCACTGTGTATAATGTAGTTAAATCTGTTGTAGTTAAATCTACTTTTTTATTTATAAAACTATTAGCCATTAATTTAAAAAGAAGTTTTGTGCTTCTACTTCATCCTTTAATTCTTCTTGAAACGTTGTATTTAATTTTTCTACAATTGCATCAAGATCTCTAACCTGTGCCTCTGCAGTTCCTAAATCATATTCTTGACTTGGTCTTGTTAATACTTGTACTATCTTTGCCATTATCTTCTTCCGTCTGGTTGTATATCTAATCTAAAAGTTCCTAACTTCCAACTTTGACTAGCTCCTGTGTTTTCTACTCTTAATGCTATCGCTCTTGCTCTTGCACGGGTATCTATTTTTTTAGTGCTAGATGTTATATCAAATGGTCCAAGTGATGAGCTTACTTGTGTGTCGTTTGGAAAATCTCTTAGTTGTAAAGTAATTCTTGTTGTTCCAGTTTGTGAAATAAAATCTGGTATAAATCTTCTAATCTTCATTAAAAATTCACCATCTCCTCTAAGATCTGCAGCTCCTGTAGTTTGACCTGTAACACTTCTTCTTTGACTTATATCAAAATCTCCTGATTCTATATTTGAAGCAATTGCTGTTATAGTTCCATTTTTATTTTGATCGGTTCCAATTTCATGTTCGTAATAAGATGTTCTACCTTCTGTGTTTCCCACAACATCAAAAGATGTGTCTGTATCGGCATCGTATTCTGTTGCATGTGGTAATCCAAAAACAGCAGAATCACGCCACATAGTTCTAGCAAGTGTGCCCACAGTCCACACAGGTCTTTGTGGTGATGAATCAAAATAATTATATGCAACCATTTTATTTACAACCGATGATGAAGAACTTGAATAAAACCACATGACCTCACCAAACAAATTATTTAATCCAGCAGATACCATTTGGTTACCAGAATCTAAATTTATATCGTTGTATACATGATCTTCTACTAAACAAGCTAGTGATTCTAGTTTACCAGCATATCTAAAGAAACCATTCTCTGACATCCAATATGCAGAACCATCAACTTCAACACATGCGTTCTGTCCAACAAGTCCACAGTTAGTTCCAACTTGTGAAAAGGCAAACGTAAAAGGTTGACCAACAAAACGTTGCGTGAATAACGCTGTATCAGTCCAAACATAGATTGCATCTCTACCTCTGATTGCTCCTCTAATCTGTGATCCATCAGCTAGTCTTTGTGTACCAGCTGTATTGGTTGCTGTTGGTGTATAAGTATTTATATCCTCTTGGTCAGAGAATCTAATAAACATGTCATCTTGTGTTGACTTATTTCCGATAGTTGTTTCTGTTCCAAAGAATACTAAGTGACGATCGGGTGTCGATACAACCATATGTCTAGATGCTGTTGGTGCACCGGTTATGATTGTTGCTCTTGTATCTGTAGCTGTTGTTAATGAAGAGTCCCATTGAAATACAGCACCGTCATGAATTAAACAGATAGCCTTATCACCAAAGTTATCTATAGACCACATCCCTGGTTCGAGGACCAAGTCTCCTGATGCAGCTTCACCCCATGCAACATAATCAGATGAGTTAGTTACTGTTGCACCATTTGAGTGTGAAGATCGAGTAGAGTTTCTAACAGCTCTTGTTATACCAGTTAAATTATTTCCAGAAATACCTGTGTAAGATATTTCTTCATTTCCAACTTGAATAAAATTTGTTCCTGAATCAGGAAAGTTTGTTGTGCTAGTTAATGTAATAGAAGTTCCTGATCCACCTGTACCGTTAGCATCATCTAATAAGGCTCCATTTAAAGTTGTGGTAATTGCAGAAGTATCTTCACCTCCCCAAGATCCTAATCCCCACCCAAAACCTTTTGCCTGTACCGCTGCACCAACAGTATAATATTTTTGTATTCTAATACCTCCAGATGTTGTTGCTCCAGACCCTGTTTCATTGGAGGGCATTGTAATTGTAAGAGTGGTTGTCGTTGGTGCGCTTGCAACCATAAATTTTTTATTATCAAAATCTGAAGCACTAAAATTAGAATTAGTGATTGCTGTAAAATTATCTAAAAGAAGTATATCTCCAGGAGCTGCATTATGAGCAACAGCAAAGGTTATTGTAACCGTTGCTGATCCATTAGTAGTGCTAAATGCGTTTGTAAGCGTGCTTGTCGTTTCAATAGGATGTATGTCATAAAACACACCCCCAGAATAAGCATATAAAATTCTATTTGTCCCTATAATAGCGTATCTTCTCCCTAAACTGTTAACGTAGTGATGAAGACCTCTTCCAGCTCCTGTGAGCTCGTTTTCGTTTTGAGTCCCTAGTTGATTCCAACCACCTATTTTCTCTGGTATACCATACCTAAAACGCACATTATCACAGTCTACCCATTGGCCCTCTGCCCCTGTGTCTGTAATTTGTTTGTTAATACCGGGTTGAAATCCTATCTTTTGTAGCATATAACAACATATATAATAGTTTTATAGAGAATGAAAGTATCAATATAATGATAGAAACATATAGCAATATATTGCCGAAAGCAATTAATAAACTAATACTAGAGGAGCTTTGTAATTCTTGTAGATGGAGATTAGCTTTTGATAAAGGCCCTAGAGATATTTATGTCTCAATGTTATTAAATGATGTAGATAAAGATTTTGGATGGAATATGAGAAGCTATCATCGAACAGAGCATTTTGATGAAAATGTAAAACTTAATACTTGGGCTCAGGTTATTTTTTATCATGTAATTGAAACCAGTAAAAAATTTATAAATCCTAAACCTGTTAGGTTTAATTGGAACTACTACAATAAATCATCTACAGGAAACTTTCATACTGATTCTGAGAACCCTAAAAATTATTCTATCTTATATAGCATTCATGATACTGATGGAGGAATACAGATAGCGGATACTTTTTATAAAGATGTAGAAGGAGAGGCAAAACTATTTCCTAGTAATATTAAACACAAAGGAGTTGGTCCTACAAACAATGTTTTACGTTTTAATTTAAATATTGTTTTTGATTGTGACGCAGTAATAAAATGATAAAATTAAAATCAGAAAATAAATTATTACCTAACTCTTCTTCTTTAACGGTGAGTTATTTAAGACCTGTTCAAATTAGTTTTGGTAATTATCCTTACATGGAAGATATATGTAACTTTATACCTATTATTAAAAATAATTTATTAGACACTGAATATTGTGCTACCAATGTTTTAGGTGGTAAAACAGATTGGAATTTATTTAATGATCACCCTTTATTCTTAAAATTTTTAACTTGGTTCATAAATAAACATCAACTAACTAATCCTTGGTTACAATTTTTTCACGAAAGAAGAGTCATAGCTAATTCTTGGGGTAATGAATTAAAGAAAGGACACTCAGTTAAAGTGCATGAACATTCTGAATACAGTGGTATATTATATCTTACAAAAGGCGCACCTTTAATTGTTCCTGAATTAGAATTAGAAATACATCCTGAACCAGGAGATTATTATTTTTTTCCTCCTCTTATATATCATTATGTTAATGAAATTACAGAAGATGGACCTGCAAGATATAACCTTGTTTTTAATATTAGAGAAAAAAACGATTGGGAAAAAAATAGAAAGATAAATGAAATAAATGGAGAAGTTGTTTAAAAAGTGGACATTAGAGATGCAATAATTCAAATAGATGGTTTGTTTAATTTAGAATTAGCAGATAAACTTGTAAATTATATAGATAGTGCAAAACTTAGTAAGTTAGGTGTAGGGACATCTGACAAACCTGATCTAGATATTAGAAATGTTCAAGGAAGATTTTTAATTAATTATAATGATTCATATAAAAAAAACATGTCTGATTTTGTTTTTTTACAATTAATTAATGGTGAAATTTTTAAAATACTACACACTTATATAGCTAAGTTTCCTAAATTAGTTTTACAAAAAGTGGTGCAATGTGATCTTTTAAAATATAGTGTTGGTGGTAAATATGAAGTGCATGTAGATTCATTTACTCATGCTCATAGAGAATTAAGTTGTATTATAAATTTAAACGATAATTACAAAGGAGGGGAGTTGTCTTTTTTTGATAATTATTCTAATAAAGAAATTTTACAGTGTGCTTTAAAAAAAGGTAGTGTTGTATTTTTTCCTAGTAATTTTATGTATCCACATAAAATAAATCCAATAAAAAAAGGAACTCGTTATAGTATAGTAGCATGGCTAGCATAAAAGATAAAAAATATATTTATATACCAAAGTTTTTCTCTAAAAGTGAACTATCTATTTTACAAAAATATTGTAAAAAATTAGTTTACAAAACTATATCCTTTGATCCACAATCTCCTCTTACGCCTTCGTATTACAAAGACCCTTTAATGGATGCTTTTTTAATTACTAAAAAAGATAAAGCAGAAAAAATATCTGGTTTAAAATTAAATGAAACATATGCTTATTGGAGATATTATATACATGGATCTACTTTAAAAAATCATGTGGACAGACCCTCTTGTGAAATAAGCATAAGTGCTTGTATAGATAATTGTGGCACAAAATGGCCTATGCACTTTAATAACAATTGGTTAAATATGGAAATTGGAGATGCTATAATGTATTTAGGTTGTGAAGTTTTACATGGAAGAAAACCTTTTACAGGAGTCGAAAACCCTCAAGTATTTTTTCATTATGTAGATCAAAATGGACCATATAAAGATTATAAGGAGGATTGTAAAAGATGAAATATAAAGTTATAGAAAATTTCTTAGATAAAAATTTTTACGAAAAATTAAAAGAAATTGTTACACATTTAAATTTTCCTTGGAGAAAAATGGAAGGCTCTACTGGTTCAAATACTCCTACAGATAAAGGATATTTTACAAACAGTATTTTTTGTAATTTTTTTATTAATGATTCAGAAATGCACTACAACTATCTGTATCCAATTCTTTTAAAATTAAAAGCTAAATCTATAATTGAGGCACGATTTAATATGTTTATAAATGAATTGTTTATTGAAGGCACAGGTAATTATCATACAGATTATCCATTTATATGTAATACAGGTATACTTAATTTTACAGATTCAGATGGTGGGACTCAACTAAAAATAAACGATAAAGAAATTATTATACAATCAAAAGAAAACCAACTTTTACTTTTTGATAGTAACATTCCACATAGAACAGTGGTACCAAAAAATACAAATATGAGATATATATTAAACCTTAATTATTTTTAAATATGAAGAAAAAAGTTATAAAAAGAAAAGAAACAATAAAAGATTTTATAGGTATCTATGATGGATATATAGATGAATTTTTATGTAAAAAAGTTTTAGAACTTTTTAATAAAGAACAAAAATTTAATAGGGTTTTTAAAAGACAACAATATCATCCTGTAACTAAAAATATGGTAGATGATAAATCTGCTATAATAGATAGAGAAAGTCTACAACATTTTAATGATCACGACCTAGATTTTTTACTTGTAAATTTTAAACAAGCTTTAGATCATTATTTACAAGAAACAAATATTTTAGAATACCACAAACCTTTTAATGAATTAAGTTATACATCAATTAAAATTCAAAAGACTTCTCCAGGACAAGGTTATCATGTCTGGCATGTTGAAAGAAAACAAAATAATTATACTGTCAATAGAATGCTTGCTTTTACTATTTATTTAAATGAAGTTAAAGCAGGGGAAACAGAGTTTTTATATCATAAACAAAGAGTGGAACCTAAAGTAGGAAGAATAGCAATATGGCCTGCAACATTTCCTTACATACATAGAGGAAACCCACCTTTAGATAAAGATAAGTTTATAGTTACTTCTTGGATGTTATTAACTTAGGCTGATGTGTAGCTTGTAGGTCTTGCGCCTAATCTAGTAATTTTTTCTTCTTCAGTTTCTGGTCTAAAACCACCTTCTGCAGTTTCATCTGCTACATCAAGATCATTGTTGTTATCCCATGCTGATTGTAAATCAGCAAGATGTTGTGCATCAAATGTATTTATAAATGTAGTTCTAAAATCTCCTAAAAGATTTGCATCATAAGAAGTATTTGCACTATTATCTAAATATTCTACTTGATCATTATCAACATCATCATCTGAAAATTGAATTGCATGTATATTGCTAAATTTAGATTGTGACCAAAAACTATCATCATCTATTGATACTACACCAGGATTTGTAGGTGAAAAATCTTCTGTTTTCTTAATGATTTTTTTATCTACTGGTATTACTGTCCATAGTCCGTGTTTTGACATTTTAAATCTCCTTATGTTTTTATAATATATATCAAAGTTAAGTAAGGTTGTAAAACAGAATCTGAACCACCTGAAAAACTTAGTGAAGCGTTGTGTCCATGAGCAGTTCCACTTCCAGTATTTGCAGTATCTTGTTCAGTTCTAACAAACTGGTTTCCATTTGCACTACCGCCACCACCTGTATTATAACTGTGTGCGTGACTTGGCATTTCTGGAGTAGTTATACTATGATTAGCGGCTTCCCCAGTTACGTTTCCTGTTGAGGTTACCGTATTTGCTCCCATAGTAGAAGTTAAACTCTTTGATGGAGAATTAGCTACACAACATTTATCTTCTAAATTAGGTAAATTAAAAGTAGAAGACCCGTCACCAGTTCCATAATCTGTTCCTATAACTGCAAATAAATCTGAATATGTGCTCCTAGATACTGCAGATCCATCACATTCTAAAAATCCAGAAGGAACACTAGCGACAGTCCAAGGTACTATGATTCCAGTATTTACTCCTTGCAAACCTGTTATATTTGCTCCTGAGTAATCATATCTTGTTGCTTCGTAATTTGCCATTTTTTCTCCTAAGTCTTAATAATATATTTTATTGTTAAATAAGGTTGTAACACAGAACTTGCAGTTCCAGAAAACGCTACATTACTGTTATGAGTATGTGCTCCACCACCACCTTCATTTTGAGTTGAGAGTGGGTTACTTGGTGCTCCAGTAATAGTCATAGAAATTGCAGCTCCAAGACCATTTCTTCCATAAGTAACAGTTGTTGTATCCCCAGATGGGTGACTGTGAGCTGGAATTTCTGGAACTGCAAGTGTAGTATTTCCAACACTGCTAGATATATTTCCTGAAGAAGACACTGTATTTGCTCCTCCAGTTGAAGCTAAAGCATTACCTGGTGATCTTCCTAAAACTACTTTATCTTCTAAATTAGGTAAATTAAAAGTAGACGATCCATCGCCACTCCCATAAGTAGTTCCTATTACAGAAAATAAATCTGAATAAGTTGATCTTGAAACAGCTGCACCAGCACATTCTAAAAAACCAGTTGGTAAAGAAGCATCTGACCACGGTACAATTAAACCAGTATTTACACCTTGAATACCGGTTAAACCCGCTCCGTTAAAATCATATCTAGTTGCTTCATAATTTGACATAATAATTCCTTACGTTTTAATTACATACATCAGTGCCATAAAAGGTTGTAACACAGATGTTGCTGCTCCTGAAAAAGTTCCTGAATAAGGGTGATTGTGTGCTCCACCACCACCTACTGGAGGGGAAGTAAAAGTTGTTTCAGGTGGCCTTGCTGCTGATTGACCCATTCCACCACTATTTTGATACATGGCAAAAGGTGAACCAGGTGACCCCACTCCTAGTCCGTGAAGGTGTGTAGGTAAATTTTCTGTAGCTAAAGTAGTGTTCGCTAAATTACCAGTTATATTTCCCGTAGAGGCCACTGTATTAGCACCACCAGTAGAGGCTAAAGCTTTTCCTGGAGATTTACTTACAACAACTGAATTTTGTAAATCAGGTAAAAGAAAAGTTGATGAACCATCACCTGCTCCGTACGTAGTTCCTATTACGGCAAATAAAGTCGCGTAAGTTGATCTACTTATAGCCGCTCCATTACATTCTAAAAAACCTGTGGGTGCAGAGGTAGAAGTCCAAGGTATTATTATACCAGTATTAACTCCTTGAACATCGGAGAGGTTACTACCATCAAAATCATATTTAGTTGCTTCGTAATTAGACATGGATTATTTCTCCATGTAAGTCCAGCCTACGTTTGAACCAGAATAAACTAATCCAAATCCTGCGCCTTCAGTATTTACTACTAAATCTGAGGAAGCATTAGCTATTTTAGAACTGTTTCTACCTACAGTCAATGCGTTACTATCAAAAGTAAATCTTGAATCTATAAAGTGTACTTCATCTCCAACAGCGGGTGACGCTGGAAGGGTTATTGTTACTGCGCCACTATTTGTATCTACGAATAGTTTTGCTCCTGCTTGAACCGTTTCACTAGCAGTTACGGTTCTCCATTTTCTGTATTCATTTGCTTTTACTACATTAGTTCCATCAGCATATAAAACATAACAATTACCTTCACATAAAAGGACACCTGTTCCAGATGCAGTTTTAAAAGTTAATGTATATCCTGCGTGATCAGTTCCATCTATTATGTTGTAAATTTTTTCTATACTATCAGGACATGTAACAACTCTGTTAGCTGCTAAAGTTCCAGTTAATTTTATTGTAGCATTTCTTGCATTTGAAACTGTTGCATCAGACATAGCAAGAGTAACATCAGATGATGCTGCACTTATTTCTTCATAACCTGCAACTGCTTGTTGTACTAGGTTTAAATTGTTATTAGTTTTTGTTCCCCAAGTACCGGCGTTTTCACCAGTAGCCATTAATTCTAGTTTTAAATCAGACGAAAATGTTGATGCCATAAATTTTATCTCCTATGCGACGTCACTATATGTTATATTTGTACCTGTTGCAACATCAGAATACGAAATATTTGAACCTGTGTCAATATCAGAATATGCTTGAATTCCAAAGCCTGTAGAAGTACCAAATGCAGCTACAGAGACAGTAGCAGACTGTCCAGTTAATCCCATTGTTTGATCGTTAGGATCTAATGCACCAATAGAAAATGTTGCAGATATTCCTGTTAAACCCATAAACTGATCTGCAGGATCTATTGTTCCAATTGAAGATGTTAATGCAAGTCCTGTAATATCTACAATAGGATTTGAATTTGTTGATACAGCACCTAAAGATAATGTTGCACTTATTCCAGTCAGACCCATTACATCTGCAGGTGATAAAGCTCCTACAGATGATGTTGTTGATTGTCCTGTTAAACCCATTACATCTGCAGGTGATAATGATCCTTGTGATGAAGTTGCTGATTGTCCTGTTGGAGTTACTGAAACGTCTCCAATCATAGTGGCTGAACCAAGACTTGTTGTTGCAGATTGTCCAGTTACACCCATTACATCTGCAGGTGATAATGAACCAACTGAAGAAGTTGAACTTAGTCCAGTTAAAATTATAGCAAAGTCATTTGCTTGACCCCATAATTCTTCACCCCAACCATCACGGCCCCAACCGACTTCGTTGTAAGCCTCTAAAGAACCTAGAGAAGCTGTCATTGATAAACCAGTTAATACAGCTGAGTTGTCGTTTACTGCTCCCCATTCTCCAACGTTCCAACCAGTTCCGCCCCAACCTGTTAAGTTGAAAGCTTCTAATGAACCGACAGATGAAGTTAAACTTTGACCATCTAAAGTTACAATTGGATTTGTACTATCTCCCCAAGTTTCTGAGTTCCAAGTATTTCTACCCCAACCATTTAATGTAAAAGATAATAGACCAGATGCGTTTAATGAAGAAGTTGCAGATTGACCAGTTAATAATACGGTATTATCTGATAATTCGTTCCACTCGTTTTGACCATAAGCTTTACCACCCCAACCTTGTTGAGGCACACCCATGTTTGTTCCGTCACCAATAGATGAAGTTAATCCTTGACCTGTTACAGTTTCAGTTACTACGTTTGATTGCCAGGAGTTATCTCCCCAAGAATTTTGTCCCCAGGTAGTAGACATAAGGAGTTCCTCCTTATGCTATTCTAATTATAGCGTTTGATGCGTCTGCTGTTGGGAATTGAATTGTGAAAGTTCCGCTTGTTACAGTTTTGTCTGATCCAAAATCAATTGCACAAACTGCTGGATCGCTTGTTGCTGAATCATTAAAAATTAAACATCCTCTTGCTGTCTT